TCAAATTGGTGGTCAGTATGCAAAATCGCTTAATCGTTATGTACAAGCAATTATCAGCGAGTTAAATGATAAATTGCATGCTAATATTTCGGCTGATATTCGTTTTGCGATTGACGCGATGGGAGACCAATATGCAAGTACTATTTCAGGCTTAGCAAAAGATGGAACAATTGCAGGTAATCAAGCTCGATTTATTTTACAAAATTCAGGATATTTACCTACTGATCTACCTGATCCAGAGAAGAAACCACAACAAGCAATTCAACTAATTCAGCAACAAGAGGGAGGTGATGATGATGGTAACGATTCAGATGAACGGGGAAGTGATTCCGAGTGATTATGCTGATGTCTATGATTACTTAGGCTACGAGAATATTAATCCTAAGACCGTTAAACAAGCTTTGAGTGATGCTGATGGATCAGACGTAACACTTGAAATTAACTCTCCTGGTGGCTATGTGGACGCAGGAAGTGAAATTTATACCGCACTTAAGGAGTACCAAGGACAAGTAATCGCAAAAATTACTGGTCAAGCTTGTTCTGCTGCTTCATGGATTGCACTTGCTGCTGACCATGTAGAAATGTCTCCAACTGCTCAAATGATGATCCATAGAGCTTCTACAATTTCTATGGGTAACAGCGATGATTTATCTAGTGCGTTAAATGCTTTAGATTCACTTGATAAGTCGTTTGTTGACCTATATAGTCAACGCACTGGCTTAGACAAGCAAGAAGTTTACAGATTAATGTGTAATACTACTTGGATGAATGCTCAACAAGCAGTAGATAAAGGATTTGCAGACGAAATTATGTTTCAAGATAGTAAACAGCCTGCTTTAGTAAATGCAGACGGTTCACTATCAGTTAAGCCAGATATGATTAATAAGATCAAAAACTTGCTTTATAATCAATTGACCGAGAATGTCGTTAAACCTCTACCGAAAGAAAATAAAAAGAATGATGGCCAACTTCAAAAGAAGCTGGCTATTTTATTTGGAAAGGAAAATTAAGATTAATGAATATCAATCAATTAAAAGACGCGTTTGATATGGCAGGTCAAAAAGTTCAAGACCTTGAAGATGAACGCGCACAATTTGCCATTGACCTTGGTAAAGATGAATCTTCTCACTCTGTAGATGAAGTTACCAAGTTAAATGAAAGCTTAAAGAATGCCAAGATGAATCAAGAATTAGCTAAAGCAGCTTATGAAGATGCTAGAGCGAACTTGAATGCTGAACCAGTTAATAAAAAACCAATTCCGGTTAAAGAAAATAAGAAGCCAGATGCACAAGCTATGAAGAACCAATTTGTTTCTGATTTTAAGAACTTGGTAACTTCTGGAACTACTGGTGCTGGCAATGCTGGGTTAACTATTCCTGAAGATATTCAATTACAAATTAGAACTTTAACACGTTCATTTGTATCTCTTGAAAGCTTAGTTAATGTTGAAAATGTTACTACTTCACATGGTTCTCGCGTTTACGAAAAATTAGCAGACATTACCCCATTAAAAGACTTAGATGATGAATCTGCCTTAATTGGTGATAACGATGATCCAGAATTAGCAGTAGTTAAATACTTAATCCATCGTTATGCTGGTATTACTACTGTTACAAACACCTTATTAAAGGATACTGTAGATAACATCATTCAATGGTTGGTTAACTGGGCAGCTAAAAAGGATGTTGTTACTCGTAATGCTAAGATCCTTGAAGTTATGGGTAAAGCTCCTAAAAAACCAACTATTTCTCAGTTCGATAATATCAAGGATTTAGAAAACAATACTCTTGATCCAGCAATTGAAAGCACATCTAGCTTCATTACTAACCAATCTGGATATAACATCTTGAGCAAGGTGAAAGATGCAGATGGTCGTTACTTAATGCAACCAGATGTTACTAGCCCAGATAAGTACTTAATCGATGGTAAGCCTGTAATTCGTATTGCTGATAAATGGTTACCTGATGTTTCTGGATCACACCCACTATACTTCGGTGACTTAAAACAAGGCATTACTTTATTCGACCGTCAACAAATGCAAATTGATACCACTAATGTCGGCGCTGGTTCGTTCGAACACGATACTACTAAGCTTCGTTTTATTGACAGATTTGACGTTCAATTAATTGATGATGGTGCATTTGCAGCTGCTTCATTTAAGACTGTTGCTAACCAAGCTCAAGGTACCGCTGGTACTGGTAAGTAGTTAGAGGTGATTCTTAATGACCACTTATCTTAAGATCACTGATGGCCTTAAGAGGTCATTAGGATATCTTGATGAAGATACTTCACTAGATGAAGGCCTACAAAAACGTATGTCTAGTGCTTTAATTGCTGCTGAAAGTTATGTTCAGCATGCAATCGGTACTGATGTCAAGGACTTCTACATTTCTGAAGAAAATAAACCACTATATACGTTAGTTTGTAATGCTTTAGCTGCTTCTTATGTGCAAAATCCAGTAAGTATTACTTCTGGGGCTGTAGTTAATGTTGACATAGTGACGAATGCCATTATTGGTCAATTAAGAGGAAGATATGCTAAAGAATTGGAGGCTCAAGATGGTCAGAATACTAAATCCCAGTCGTCAGACTCAGAGAATTGAGTTTGGCAAAGAATCTGATGAACCAGAATACGACCAAAACGACAATCCCAAGCCTACAATAACCGTTCTGTGGACGACTTTAGCAATCCCCTATACTTTGAACACAACGCAAATTATTCAAGCGCAGGGGCTTAATTTAGCTGACCAGCGAATGTATGCAGTTCATCATCGCTTAGATAGTTTCTGGGATCAAATTTCAAGAGCTATAGTTAATGGAGAGATGTATGAGGTTGTTCATATAAATCCAGATGAAAAGAACTCTCCCACAAGCTATGATTTAGTGACTGTTAAGAAGGTTGAAGATCATGGCTAATGATATGGGAGAGTTTTTAAATAACTGGGTTAATGAAGTAGAAAAAGGTATGAAATTATCCGTTGAAGATAAGGCTAAGATCACTGGTGAAGGCGCTGAAGCGTTTAGTACGGTATTGCATGATCGCACGCCACGAAGCAATGAAATCTATCGAAGAGGGCGCTCTGCTGGTCATGCTAATGCTAAGCATCATAATCGGAATCGAAAGACTAAACACTTACAGGACAGCATTACATATAAACCTGGTTATACGGCTGATAAATTGCATACGGGCGATACTGATGTGGGCTTTGAAGGAAAATACTATGATTTTTTAGCAAAAATTGTTAACAATGGGCAGCATCATATGTCCCCGAAACGTTATAAAAACATGCATTTTCTTGATAAGGCACAACAAGAAGCTAAGAAATCAGTTAAGGAAGCTGAATTAAAGGCATTTAAGGAAGTGATGAACCATGACAGCGATAAATGACGCATATCAAGCTATTTTAAATAAAGTGCCCGGAGTCGATCGCTATTATAAAAA